TAGAAACCGCAAAGCAACTTAAAAACGAACAGGAACAGCGTTGGATCCATGGAATCCGTGTAAATCCCACGCTGAACGTACCAGGCACCGCCATGGGAGCCAGCAACGGTCTTCTGAAATTCATCAAGAACCAGATCGCCGCATTCAAGGTAAAACCCTTTGCCCTTGGCGAATTCACTGATTCAACCATTGCCCAGCATCTGTACGAAGGAACAAAGCTGATCCCGGCTGTCTTGCGCGACAGCGGAAGGATCGTGTGTTACATGGCTCCGGATGTTTTCTCCTCCTACTGCAAGAATCTTGAAACACTGTACGGTCTTAACCAGGATTATACACCGAACACCGGTTACGTGAAGGAGTTCCCAAGCGTGAAGATCGTCCAGATTCCGAATATGGGCGTTTCAAAACGCATTCTCTGGACCATCGAAGGGAATATCGTTCTTCTCGAAGACCAACCGGGAGAGATGTTAAACTTTAACTTCGAACAGCAGGACTGGGGTCTGAAGGTATGGTCAAATTGGAAGGAATCGATCTGGGCGTATATGGTTGGGAAAAAATATGCGAGCGCAGCAGAGCTTCCGGACGACTATTCCACCCAGATGGTCTTCTGCAACGACGTGGACGAACCTGCCAGTTACTTTCTTCCCATGACAGTCGACGACACCACCCCGAGCGTGCTTAACCATACCTCCCTGGTCAGCGTGGCGAACACAAAGGCCACAGCTATCACCGATATTGATGATTGTGCAGTGGGACAGGAAGTGATCCTCAAGTGCGGATCTGCTACAAACGCCATCACCATCGCCGCATCCGGCAAATTTTCGCTACTCACGGCCGCATGGACACCGGAGGTTGGCGACACGCTGACCCTGAAAAAACGTTCAGATGGGAAGTTCATCGAACTCAACCGCAGCACCGCAACCAGCGACGCCATCGCGTTCGATGCAGATGACACAACGCCAAGCGTTGCAGATGGCACTGAATTCATCACAGACGCCAACTCGAAGGCAACAGCCATCACGTCCCTGGACGACGCTACAACCGGAGTGGTTTACACCATCAATGGTGCAGGAACCACCAATGCTTCCACGATCGCAAACTCTGGCAACTTCGTGCTGACCGATGCGATGACACTTGAGGCCGGAACCTGGATCCAACTCCAGAAAAGTGCAGTAGACGGGAAATTCTATGAAATCTCCCGTAGCGCTTAAAACCTGACCGGAAGAGGCCGAAAGGCCTCTTCCGGTTCTTTAGTCTAACCTAAAATTTATAAAAATGCCTTACTCTTTTGTTAAACAGTCGGTAGATAAACCTACCAATCCATCCCCCGGCCTCAGTGGCAATAAACTCGACAAAATCATCATATTTGACTATGATGATGTTGCTTCCTATCCGGGAAGAGATGGCGACGGTGTTCAGATTACAAGCTCCATCGTCATGAAGGCGAACTGCAAAATGGTTTCAATTTATGGAACCATTAACACTATTAAAACCGGTTCTTCATCAGAAGGTGATACCGATGCAGAAGGATTCGTACACAATGTAGAATTTGAATTCCCTGGCAATTCAATCGAAATCCGTAAGTTCAAAACCGGATGGATCGGAAAGAATGTCGGAATCATCGTATCATACCGTGACGATGGAATTGGAAAATCAATTTTCGGAGAACCCGGATGCCCGATGCGTTTGCAGGTAAAGCAGGAGGACAACAAGGATAAGAATACCAATACCTTAACGTTTAAGATGGTCGGAAAATCTGTATGGGACGTTGGGTACTACAAAGGAACGCTTACACTTGATAAGGTTCTCGTACCTCGCGGCATTAAAAACAGTGATTCAACTGTTGCTGCCGATGCCACTACCGTTGATCTCGTCGATGGTTACCTGAATTACTATCTCACCGACGGTACCGCAAGTGCAAAGGTCATCACAACCTGCACAAATGCAACAGTCGGGCAGATCTTTACTCTTGTTGGAAGCGGCGGGACCAATCCTTCCACAATCACAGGAGGAGACTTTATCTTGAAGGATGGTCTTGCATGGACTGCCCTTGAAGATGCTAAAATTTCATTCCAGGCTTTTGCCGACGGTGAAGCTTCCTGGAAATTTATCGAACTTGGCAGGGAATAACAAACTCAAGCTTCATCACTGTCAACAAAACCCCGCCGCCAAAGCTTCCAGGTGGTGGGGTTTTTTAAAAAACACATACTACAACCATGAAAGATACAATCAAAAAGTACTTTAAGGAAGACCGCACACACAAAACCGGTGTTTCCTTGTACATGAAATACGGAAAGAGACTTGCTTTCAAAAGGCAACTTAATGTAACTCCTGCATCAGCTTATATTACCGGGGTACTACATGAAGAACTCAGACAGCTGATCGAAATGGATTCAAAAGAGTTCAATTTAATCATGAGTAAACCGGTTTTTATCCCCAAGGCAAAGCCACCGGTCACGCCGGAAGGAACCGACGAACGCCACCCGCTCCCGCCGGTAAAAGAGCCGCCAAAACCTTCCGAGAAAAAGGGAAAAAAAGTAAGCCGCAAAAAGTAAAGCTAAGCGAACAACCGGCAGTTCGTATCAGAGACGAATTCCCATTTTTGCGGCGAACCGATTGCCCGGCTGAGCTGAAGATATTAGTTGCTGACATGCTCTCTGCACATGAAAATTACGTGCAGGCGCATGATCTCTTATTTACAGCAACTACGCATGAGGATCTTCACGCTGCTTCAGTACAGGCCGTCGAAAATTACCTTGAAAACCGAAGGATCTGGAAAGAGCTGAATCATTACAAGAGAACCGGCGAGCTATTGGGTGAACACCCGATATTCTCCTGGATCCACCGTCAAAAAGAAATACGGTCAATGCGTGTTTCAGAACTAGTAAAATTGAAAGCAAGGCTTGAAAACAACCTTGTGAGAAACCGGGCCGCCCTGCGCCGGCAACCAGGACATCCTCAGACCCGGGCCCGCCAGAACAGGATTAAAAAAATGGAAATGGAACTTTCCGAAGTGAACAGGTTAATTAACCTCTAGGTGAATCGATTTTTTGACATAAACGAGCTTGAAGACCACGAGGATAAAGATGAGATTCCGGTAAAATCAGGAATCCTGGCAGAGCGCTATCTTGACATTCACCAGGAAAAGATCACTGGAATCAAAGAACTTTCCGGCCGGATCCCGGAGGAAGGGGAAGTCTTTTTCCTTTGGACCGTAAATTCTTTCAATGCCTTTACCTTCATCCCTTTCATCATCCATCAATGCGGTGTCATTGATGAACTTTTACTTGCTACCTACTCAATCAATATCAGGATCATCGACGCGCTGATCAGGCTTATTGACAAGGAAAAGGTACTGTCTGTCGACATCGTGATCAGCGATTCCATCCGTAGCCGGCTTCCGAAAGTTTATGAATACCTGACCTCCGTGTGTGAAAACAAGCCAATCCGTGTCCGTTATGCCTGGACACATGCAAAAATATCCCTGATCAGATGCAACCAGGATCATTTCGTAGTAGAAGGTAGCGGTAATTGGGGAGAGAATGCACAACATGAACAGTATGTTTTCCTTCGATCAAGGAAAGTGTTCGAATTCAGAAAAAACGAAATCATCCATGGAATTAACGCCAGCGCAATATAAAGATATAGAGACGCTTTCCGCCCTCAATTACTCGGTCAAACAATTGGCCATGTACCTGGGCGTCGATTATAATAAATTTCAGAAGGATTTCCACGACATTGATTCCAAAATCCGTTATCACTATGAGCGTGGGAAACTTATAACACAAGCCGAAATCGATAAGGCAAACCTTAAACGTGCCAAGGATGGCAGCCTGACATCGATCCAGCAATGGAAAAAAGATGCGACCGCCCAAAAGCTCGAGGTCATCAAGAAACAAACATTTTACGATGAACAAGAGGCCGAATACGAGCAGCTTCAGGCACTGGTCGAAAAGGGAGAGGTAACAAACCTTCCTGAAAAAGTCGTGATCTACTATGAGCAAATTGATTATATCCGTTGCCTTTACAATAAGTATGAATCCAAGAGCTATATCATCAATGCAGTAACATTGAAGTGGCCGAAACTTTCTAAATACCAGGCGACAAACCTCTATTTCGAGGCCCTTAACTTCTTCAACCTTGACAACCCTGTCAAGGTCGAAGCCTGGGCGAACATCTATGCAGACAAGCTTGACAACATGGCCAGAATCTGTTACGAGATGAATGATTATGAAACAGCCCGGCGCTGTATCATGGATGCCGCCCAGTTGCGCGGAGTAGGAAAAGAAAAGGCCGGCGAGATCCCGCCGGAGTTGCTGGACCGCCGTCCTGTATTCTATACCATCAAAATAGAAGAGATCGGAGTCCCGAAAGTGCCACGCAAAGACCTGGCTTCTTTCATTGACAATCTCGATATCACTGAACGGGAGAAAATCAAGGTACGCAGGGAAGCCCTTATCGAAGACGTGCCGTTAGTTCTTGAACAGGATGAACAAGAATAGAATAACAAGTGACCAGGCCGATATCCAGTACTCAAATTGGATCTCAACGATCATCGACCTGATAAAGCCGACCAATCTTTACCTGTTCGGCGGCCGGGGAATGGCAAAAAGCACCGATATCCTGGCAAAACGGACAATCGATATCATATATGATATGCCCCGGGCCAGCTTTGCTTTCGTGTCAGATACATACGTCAACCTGATGACCAACATCATCCCTGCGGTAATCCTCGGTTGGGAGAGCCGTCAAAAGTTCTACGAAAACTACCATTTTGTTGTTGACGTTCCGCCTCCTGAAAAATGGCCCAAGCCGCTGATTAAAACCTTCGCTTACAAACACACGATTTCCACGCATAACGGTTGTAAGTTTTTCCTTACTTCTCTTGACCGCCCCTCGGCAAATGCCGGTATCTCGGTAGTCCATCACTTCGGGGACGAAGCAAAATACCTGATGTGGGATAAACTCAACAAGCTATTCCCTACACTTCGCGGGGATTACGCCCTGTATGGCCATTCACATTATTTCATGGGCCAAACATTCTGTTCAGACATGGCTGATCCATCGGTCGGGGAGAGTGACTGGATGCTCCGGATGGAAAAGAACATGGATAAAGAGCAGGTTATGCACATACTGCAAGCGGCCATAGTCCTGAACGAAATCAACATTGAGCTGTACGACGCCATTACAAGAAAAGAGGACCCAAAGCGCATTGACCTGATCCGGCGCAACCAGGCACGTTGGGTCGACCGGTTAAGGAAGATCCGGCAGGACAGCACCTTCTTTTATATTGTATCCTCATTTGCCAATGCAGATATACTTACCCTGAAGTATTTTGAAAACCTGCTGGCATCATTGACTTTCGAAGAATTCAAGACGTCTGTACTCTCTATTAAGAAAACACTTGAGAAAGGTGCCCGGTTCTACGGGGCCCTGTCGGATAGGCATTTCTATGCGGATGGTTATAACTACGATTACTATGACAAGTACAACATCAGGGACAATATCTCACAGACATCCGCAGGTTTGAAATATATACAGAACGACAAGATCCTTGAGGCAGGGTTCGATGCAGGCAACATGATGAGCCTTGTTATCGGACAAGAGCAGGGCAATACTTACCGTGTGCTCAAGGGGATCTATACACTGACCCCGGAGTGGATCCGCGAGTTGGGCGACAAATTCATCCATTTTTTTGAACCCCATAAACGAAAGGTACTCCACCTCTATCATGACCGGGCTACTAACCAATACAGGAAAGTCGGAAAAGACTTTGCATCTCAACTCAAACACGATATTGAGTTCGATCGCAATGAAAAACGGACGGGATGGTCTGTACAACTTATGAGTGTAGGTGTTGGAAATATAAGCCATTCGGATGAATTCAACCTGATGAATATCCTGATGGGCGAGAAGGACAAACGTCTTCCTCGTCTACTTATAGATAAGTTTGAATGTAAGGAACTCAAGAGTCAGCTTGAGATAACCCCTGTCTTTAAGAATTCAAAGGGAGAGATACAGAAGGATAAGAAGGGTGATAAGTTACTTCCATCCCGTCTCTCCATGGAATCAACCAACTTTACCGACGCTTTCAAATACTTGCTTTGCCGTCCCCGTTATCTGGCCATTGCCCGACAGAAGCACGCCATTACCTTTTCCTCTCTTAGTATTTAACGCCCGCATATCGATAAAGATATGCGAAAATGGTGGGATTTTAAATTCCAACGGGAAATCCCATAATGTGTGGGAAACCCGCACGGAATCATATATCCACTTTTGCATCGACTGTGAACGTGCACCTATCCGGTTGGGCAGGTCGGGTAGATATTTAGCATCACTTTTTGAAAAAGTGACCAAAAAGGGTTAAAATCCTGATTATCAGTGAAATGGCTGATTTTCAGGTTAAAAAACTGGCTGATTGCTCGTTCTGATTGAAAAAAACATCACCGGCGACTTCCTTTTTCTTTGTCTGTCAACGGCAAAGTAAAAGGAAGCGAAAAAGAAACCACTCCGGCCAGCGCACAACTTAATACTCGAAATTTCAGCAAAGTTACCTACTGAAAATCCGCTTCGCTGTAAGACTGTCAAGGGCGCCCTCTTTATGGAACCGGCGCCTTTCAGGTTTTTTCATCACGCCTGTGTCGTGAATGACCCTAACCCATTGACATTATTTATTTTCCTCGGTGGCTGCCTTCGGCAAAAATTTCATTATTAACCGCGGCCCCACAGCTGCATAAAAAATTTGCCTTATGGAAGCTCTTTTTGAAATTTTCAAAGAAATGCAGGATGGAATTTATTTCCCTGGATACGTTTCAGAAATGGAAACTGAAAATCCTGAACGTCTGGAATTCGAATGGAAAGAATTTCTCAAAATGTTTAAATAGGCAAAGGGGACCGGGAAACCGGCCCCTTTTTTTCTTCTCGTGAAGTTTATAACATATGGATTGGTTTGTACTGAAGTTTCCGCGAAGGTAACCTCATGAAAATATCATGGCGCTAAGTGCGCCCTCCCTATGGAACCGGCGCCCTCCGGGTTCATTCAGATTGTTTCAATCATGACCTGAACACTTGCGCCAGAATTTTCATTACGGTTTCTGAATGCAAAAAATTAAGTACTAACCATTCAGCTTACCATGCTGACTAAACCAAATTATTATGAAAACAACCTACAAAAACAACATTCCGATGAATTGCTGGGGAGAGGACGATATCCCTTCTTCAAAGATTTTACTGCATGGCTCAATGAGTCTTTCTGATGCTGAGCTGCTGAGTATCATAATCGGTACCGGGATTGCCGGAGAAAACTCGCTGGATATTGCCCGGAACATTCTTTCACGTTATGGAAATAACCTGACCGAATTCTGGAAATCCAGTATCTACGACCTTCAGAAAATTAAAGGAATTGGCCATAAACAAGCTGTCAGGATGAGCGCCATGTTCGCCTTATCCCGTCGCAGGAACTTTTCAGAGGTGATCAGTAAAGATCAAATCAACTGCAGTAATTATGCATTTCAGATTTTTCATAGCATTTTAGGCGATCTTCCTTATGAAGAGTTATGGATCATCATGCTAAACAAGGCAAACAAAGTCATCGGGAAAAGCCGGATATCAGAAGGAGGGGTATCGGGCACCGTGGTTGATCCTAAAAAGGTTTTTCATGTCAGCATCGAAAACCATGCCTCCTCCATCATCCTCGGACATAACCATCCAAGCGGTAATCCTGTTCCCAGCGAGGCGGACAAAATGATAACCCAAAAGCTTAGCAATTCCGGAAAACTGCTGGAAATTGAGGTTCTGGACCATATCATCGTGGCGAATGATTCATATTATTCCTTTGCCGATAATGGCTTGTTTTCGTGAAATATTAAGCCCTGGGTTAATTCCCCAGGGCTTTTTTTGTTCGTTCCTCCCGATTATTTTGGCCTTGATTTCCACGGCTTTTTATTGGAATATTTTTCAATGACTGTTTTTGTGGTTCTTCATTCTATTCCGGTTTATGCCTGTATTCTGTTTAAATCATAGGTGCATCCGGTTTCTCGACCTTATAATGTTTACCAGGACCGGATCAGTTTCTTTTACCGGTTAAGTTCATCCTATAGCTGCACGAATCTTCCCGGCCGCTAATTATTCTGCATGTAAGGCGTTTCCAACATTCGGATGTCAATCTCAAACATTCACGGCTCACGATTACGGCCAATTCCTACGCTAAGATATCAGGCCGCTCCAGGGTATAAGCGCTGCTCATTCAAGGATTTTCCCGGCATATCCTATTCGACTTACTATTGTTCAGTGTGCTGAGCGAAGTCGAAGCACGGTATTCCAGTTCCTCCTTGAGTGCCCTTCCGCGGCCTTTGAAACATTTGCGTATCAATTAACCTAAAAATCTAAAGTCATGAAAACATTTGAGAAAGATTACATCGGAAAAGGAAAACAAGTTGCCAACATGCAGATCGTAAAGATCAGCTGCCGTATAAAAGATATCCTTGAGCATGCTCATGAATACAAAGATGATCAGTGGATCACCTTAGAAGTATCGAAACTTCAGAATCCGGACTATTATGGTAATACCCACACAGTATACGTAAATAAACTGGTTGATGCTCCAAAAGATGATTCAAAAAATCAGAAAAAAGCTCCGGTAAAGTATACCGTCAAGGCAAAGGCCACGAAAAAGGCAAAAACAGCCGAAATGGCAGAAAATATTCCTTTCTAAAAATGAAAAGCCGTGGAAATCACGGCTTTTTTGTGTTCAGAACTCACAATTTTCCCGAGCGAACAAATATTATATTTTAATCAAAATTCCTTGCAAAGTTAGCCTCATGAAAATATCGTGGCGCTAAGTGCGCCCTCCTGATGGATCCGGCGCCCTCCGGGTTCATTCAAATTCCCAACAGGGAATTGTGACCCGAACACTTGCGCCAGAATTTTCATTCCGGCTGGTTTCGTCTGCAATAATTTTAACCAGGCGCGCCAGATGCCGTAATAAGTCCCCGGGGCAGGGGCAAAAAAGATGAAATCAGAACACTTTGATTTTTTGAAGTATTACAAAGAACTCGATGGTAACTTGAAAAACCAAATCATTAGCTCGATGCCGGTTATCAATCTCGAAGGAAGAATTCTTTCTGATGCAAACATCGTTTTCCTTGCATGGCAATCGGGGATCCATTTTACCATCGTGGCAGGCTTCAGACAATGGCTTAAACATGGTCGATGTGTTAAAAAGGGAGAGCATGGACATTGCATCTTTATACCGGCAATGAATAAAGAAAAGAGTAAAAATGACGATGGTTCTGAAACCGTAACAGAGGAACTTCAGAGATTTTTAACGGCAACCGTTTTTGATATCACTCAAACGTTTGAGATAACAGAAAAACGGCAGAAGTCCGCTGAAATGATGTCGGAAGTTCAGGACTTCAATCCGATATACCGTTTTGACGGAGAAAATATTGACGATGATGAAGATGATTCCGAACGATTTGATGGATGGGAACCTGAACCCGATACTGATGCTTTCGGAAATTGTTATTCGGATGCTGATCCTGGTCTCTGATTTTTCCGGGTCCCGGTAAACCGGGACCTTTTTTGTTCGTATATGACTATTAGTGTGGAGATGCTGGCCGTCGCACTGTTACTCAAAATTTGTAGCAAAGTTAACCTCATGAAAATATCGTGGCGACAAGTGCGCCCTCCTGATGGATCCGGCGCCCTCCGGGTTCATTCAAATTCCCGGAAGGGAATTGTGACCCGAACACTTGCGCCAGAATTTTCATTCCGGTTTGTTGATGGGCATAAATTTTTTAACCCGGCGTGCCAGATGCCAAAACAAGTCCCCAGGGCAGGGGCGCACATCATGTCAAATCTGACAGTAACCGCAAAGAAATCCGTTAACGGAGGCTCATCACCGGAAGAAAAAACCATTGCCGCCATCATGAAACCAATCGTTAACCCTCAGCATCCGGTTACCGGGGAAGTAAAACCCCTGCCCGTTCCAGAGACAGAATCGAAAAAAGAGATGACGCTGATGGAGAAGATCCTTAAGGTCGAAAACCTGCAGCTCATTATCGAAAAGAGAAAGAAACTGGTCCAAACCCGCAGCGAACTGGAACGGTTTCAAACGGCTTCGAACGATTTCAACTGCAGCATGAGGCTTAATGATTCTGATGGTAATGTTTTCACTACAGCTTTCACACCGGGAATCAAGAAGGTCATTGATTTCCTCAAGTCATCATTTGATGCAAGCATCTCTGAAGTTGAGAAAAAGATCGAGTTATGATCTTTTGGGAGTCCCTTCCGGGACTCCCTTTTTTTATGCTCATAACCGGAATCAAAAACCTGTCCTTTCTTTTTTTTCACTCATAATATACGTTTGTGGCAAATAAAATCAAAAGCCATGAAACGTGTATTTATCTTTTTCTTTCTCATTGTTCTAATGAATTCCAGATTACAGGCGCAACAGTCTTGGTTAAAAAATAACGGGAAGGTGTATCTGTATGAAAATGCAAATAAAGTCGGAATCGGAACATCCACTTCTCTCACATCAAAAGTTACTGTACAAAGCGTATCCGGAGAAACTCCCCTGGTGCTAAGGGGATATTCCTCTCAAAAATTCCCCTTTGTTTCATTGCAAACATCGCGGGGGATCAATATCTGGCGCTTATATGCAAAAGCCGGATGGTGGGGGATAGGTGATTCTTTTGATTCAACTTCTATGATTATTTCCGCAAAACCGGGATGGTTTCGATTCAACGCCAGCGTCATGATGAACAGTATTGAGCTGGTACCGACGGAAGATTCACCGCCTACCTCTACAGCGGGAAGAATTTATGTCAACTCTGAGGATTCTACTTTACATTATTACCAGAACGGATCCGACAGTGAACTCGCTACAACTGATTTTGTTGATGAATCAATTCAAACACACTCTTTATCCTATCCGGGAGAGTTGGAGGGTATGAGACTTACCGGTGAAATGGTTCAAGGCAGCAATTTAACACTTCCGATTTATCAATCTATCTCACTGTTCTTCAAATTCAATTCATTGCCTTCTGGTGATCTATGTCTTTTCAAAATTATAAAAACAAAAACCGACTCCACGTGCATCATTTTAAAATCAACCGGGGCAATACAGTTTAAATCCGGAGGAGCAAAATCAACAACAACAACCGCCATTCTTTCGGAAAATACATATTATCACGTGGTTTGTACGATAGATTCTGTCGTTGATAAAATCTATATTGGTGGTGCGTTAAGCAAAACCGGTACAGACGTCACTACTGTTCATACTGTTTTTACCGCCGATTCAATAGTTGTTTCAACAGGAACAAACACAGTAACGCTGGTCGACTTGAAGGTTTGCAATTTTGCCCTCACCCCCTCAGAGGTTTTATCACTTTATAATAACGGAAGGCCTGATCAATACCAGATTCCATACGAGTACTCAGGATCATTGTCAAAAGAATATGAAGTCATGGGAGAATTGGTATACATGGAGCAAATGAAAACGGGTAAGAAGTATAAAATTACACACAATCCGACTTTCGAGCCATCTGGTTTTGGTTTATATGGTGCGAATGATACTATCGTGGGAACTGAATTTATTAAGAATGATAATCCAGGAAGTCAAATTGATGATGAGCGCGTAATCCCAATGCGTTACGTCATTAATTTACAAAATAAAAACGTAGGGAAACAGATGTGGTGGGACAACTCCGGGAACGGTTATCACTTCTACCTTTCATCAGGTACTTGTGA